GCCGGAAAGAGCTCATCACCAGTCCCCAGCAGTCGAAATGACCGAGCACGAATGGGCGCTCAAGCAGGGGCAACTCTCCCCGCGGCTGAATGGTGCGTAAATCCCCCTCCGGACAGCTGACAATATGCCAGGGCAGGAGCGTTGCATCACACTGAGCCTTATCCAGTTCGCTCGGTTGTGTCGTCGCATCCGGATGACTGTGAACTAAGGCGATCACCGTCCCCCAGTCCTCGGCGGCCGCATAATCCTCAGGCGAGAGGTAAAATGTTCGGTGGGTTCTGCTGCGAGATTTCGGCACGGAAAATACCGCTCAACCCGGCTTTTCTGTGCCACCACGCCGCAACACTCACGCGGGTATTCCGCAGCGGCATGCGCCATGATGGCCATAATGGTTTTCTGACGCATATCAGCTCCTGATCAGAGACGTGCCCGGGAACCCACCAAACGAGAGTTCGTTGTTTTCACCGAACCGAAGTTTGCAGGCGCTAAGCGTGCCGTTGCATTCATCGAGCGACGGATCACTCACCGGATTGTTGTTTTTGTCGAAGTAACGCGTACCGGCATAATCGCACCCGTCCCCGTTGCGGTATTTATTCCTGATGCACCAGGTACAAAGGGAGTGCAGCTGGCGCGTGGGGATCATCAACCCCTGGAGGTCCATCGGGCTGGATAGCGTAAATTCCACGGTTTCGCCGTCTTCGCCGCTCTTGGCATCGATGTAGTAGACCTTCAGCTTCTCCTGCGTTGGGTCTGCCGTGGGATTCCCGGCGGCAAAGTTCTCAGCGTCCAGATACTGCGCCAGCGTGTCGTGGACAGTGACTTTTGCCTGTAGCAAGTCGTCATAGGCCAGGCACAGCGCCGTAATTGAGCTGTCAATATTGCCGACCGAAAGGCGGGGTTGCGCCGAGCTTCCGTCCGTGGAGGTTTCGATATCTTCTATCTGGCAAGGCCACGCCCGGTATACATTCCCTTGCCACCATATCGATTTTGCCGGGAGTTGCGACTCATCCCCGCCCGCGGCAATGATCTCCTCCGGCGTGTGGGGGATGTTATAGGAGTGAAAATACATCACGTCCGTCAGACCGAATGCGGTACCGTCGACAGAAAAAAGCCGGACATTATTGCCCGGCTCCAGTTTTTGGTAATCAGCATTTATGCTCATGGTTTATATGCCTGGGTAAAAGTGGCCGTCAGTGAAAAATTCCCGGCGCCCATCGGCGTGGGTTTGTACTGCTCGCAGCGATAAAGGCCCAAAGGCTCCAGCGGTGGCTTCCACTGGAAGGCCTTTCGCCCTTCATGACTGTCCAGGAAGGTTTTGATAGCCTCAATATAAGCCTCGGTACCGACGAAGTTTAAATCCCACTCCTGCGATCGTGTATTGATGCCGTCGCCGGACACCTGGGTATAGCCATCCCCAAACTGTGCTTTGCGTGTCCGCATGGAAACGGTCTGGCTGGGGCTAACTCGCGGGCTCCAGGTAAAAGTCTCAAGCGTCATTATCGGGTTCCTTTTGTACTGTTCCAGATTGCACCGCCGGGACGAAGGTCAGACTGAATCATTTTGCGATACCGCTGATCCACAAAACTGCCAATTTCCTTACCAAACTGCTCCCACCCGGCTGTAGTCTGCGTGCCAGTATTTCCATCTCCCTCAATGGTGATATACACCACAGGCGCAGAGCCAGACGACTGAGAGCCACCACCACCGACAGAGCGCACGCCAAGCGAACCATCTGACGCCCGGGTTAAAGGCATGATGGCTTCCGGGCCTGCTTCACCGAATACACCGGCCCCCTGCGCGAATGCAAAGAGCTGCGGCGAGTCATACACACCATTGCTGAACGAGCTCAGCGAAGGAGTATCGTACACCCCGCCTTTGGCATTGAACTTCACGTCTGCGGCAGCAATGCTGTACGCGCCAGATGGCGTACTCCCGCCAGCAAACGCCGAGCTGGCGGCACCGAAGATACTCTGCAGGGCGGAAGACAGCGCAATTCTGGTTGCGATTTTTGCCAGGTCAGAGAGAACGGATGTGGTGAAGTTTTTGAAGTTGCCCTTCCCGGTCGTTGCGAACGTGGCCAACGAATCGGTCATTCCATCAAAAAGACCGGAAGAGAAACTCGCCATCTGGCTGTTCGCATCACGCGCGCTGTCAATCCAGTTCAGGGTCCCGCGGCGAAAACCGGCACTGTAGTCACGCTCAGCAGCGAGCTTATCCTGCTGGGATTGCTGCACAATTTGCAGTTCCTGCTGCTGTGCGACTTCCAGTTCGGCAAGCCTCGCCTGATATTCTGCTGACGTTGTATCGGTGAAATCCTTCTCCAGCGCGATACGCCGCTGATTGAAGCGGTTGATGATCGCGTTGCGGGCCTCAGCGTCAGAAGACTCGCGCTCAGACTGGGAATATTTGCTGAGGGAGAGCGCCGCGTCGCGCTGCATAGCTGCAGCCTCTTCAGCCCACTTTTTACTTTCCTCCTGATATTTAAGGGAGGTTTTGCGCAGGGCAGCTTCCTTTTCCAGTTGGACATTGGATTGGAGCTGGGCGCGGATTTGATCCTGCATACTGACCAGGCTTTGCTGGCCCTTTGTAAGATGCTGCCCTTTCAGGTTTGCGATCTTCTCGTTGAATACGACCACCTGCTGTGCCGATTGCGTGAGCCCAGCCGTGACCCTCCCCTCTTCCAGCAGCACAGCATTCCGCTGTTGGGCCTGTTCCAGTAAGCGCTGCCCTTCACTTTGCTCAGCGGAGTCGTGATTTTTGGGTCGGTCTTTTTTAGTCGCTTTGTCGTACTCGTCGTTGATCCCCTGAAGAATGCGTTTGTATTCCTGCGAGTCCGACTTATAGATGCTGTTGTTGAGCTTTTTAATGGCTTCAGCGCGTTTTTCAGCCGCAGTGGTACCGGCATCCATATAGCTTTTAAGGCCCGCGCTATTTTTAATGCGCTCGTTCTGCGCTGCTGCGCTGGCTGCGGCAATATCCGCAGCCAGCTGGCTCGCCATATTTCCCAGCTTTTTGTTAACGTCCTGGGTTTTATCGATCGCCCCACCGAGGGCAATTACAGCCTGCTCACCTGCAGTACCCCAGGTATTGCCGAGGTTTTTAACCGTTTCAGAAGTTTTGTCTACCTCAATGCCTAATTCTGAAAGCCTGCCTTTTTCAGCCTGAATAGCCGCATCAATTAGCAACTGGCTTGCCTGAGCCGCCTCCCCTCGCTGATTAAACGCCATTACCTGGCTAAGAATCGAGTCACTAAGTACAACACCTGATGATGTGAGCTTTTGCATCGCCGCAACCGGGTCTCCCCGCAGTGATGCAAGATGAGCAACCAGTTCCTGCGCACTCCCGCCAGCCTGCGCATAGGCATTCGCCAGAGTGGCAACGTCCGTCAACAACTGACCGCTAAAACCTGCTTTCGCAGTAGTCGTCACCGCATCAACAGAAGTCTCAGTGCCACCGAGTTCTGCATTCAGCCGCTTCAGCTCTCCAGCGGAGATCAGCGCAGAGGTTTTCAAATCGAGGATGGCTGAATTAAGCTTTTTAGTCTGCTCTTCGCCTTTTTTGAACTCGCTAAAAAGCAGCGTTCCACCAGCAGCGAGAACCGTTAGGCCGATCCCTACAGGCCCGCCTAACAGACTGAGCGCCGAGCTCAGCGCTCGGCTACTCGTCGCTGCAACACGCTGAGTAATCGACAGTTGAGTATTCGCCACCGCAGCAGCCTCAGTCGATGCGACAAGAGCGGCTTTGCCACCTGTTTCAGCCAGTTCAGCCGCAGTGACTGCCGCTTTAGCTGATTTCAGCTTTTCCAGTGCACCGGCTTCCAGGCGGTTAGCCTCAATAATGGCGCGCTCATTTTTCAGGTGTTCATCCTGATAACTGACGTTAAGACCGTACTGCTTGTTAACTGCCGCCTGCTTTGCGTAATACTCATCGAGAGCAATAGCGTGGTCGCGTTGTGCCTGTGCGGCTGCGATCGTCTTTTCTGCAATCGCAGCTTTACCGAGTGCTGCCTGCTTCTCAGCTTGCGCAGCAGCAATCTGATTCTGTGCCGCAGAAGCCAGTTCTGCTGCAGCGTTTCGGGCAGCCTCCTGTTGTGCTTTCCAGCCACCCGCCGAACCATCCAGTTGGCCTTTGAGTGAGTGAACCGCAGGGATCAACGCATTGATGATGCTACTACTGGCAACATTACTCCCGGCAGCCACTTCGTGAAGGACGTAGTTCAACTGGCCAGCGCCGCGGGTGGCACCCGAGAACTGATCGGCATTCGCACCAGAAACGCCAATTCTCTTTGCGGCATCCACCGTTTTGCTGATCGCATTCGCCAGCTCATTGGCTTGGGTGGTCGCCTGTTGATTAAACTTCTTACTCGCCTGCCCCGCATTCTGATACGCATCGGTTATCTGGGATTTAAACGCCGCAGAATTCAGGTGCAGGGCAACCGACAAGCTCGCAACGTCACTCATTGAGGATCCTCATTACGTCAGCACATTGTTGGTCAATGATGGGGGCGGGAATAAGCGCGGGAGGTTCAGACTGCGAAGGGTCTGCCACATTTCCCGTCAGCGCGAACCACGCCTGCCAGTGCAAAATGATGTCTGCGGGCAGGCTGGCGATTTTGCGGGGGTCCGGCTCCTTAAAGTGGTCGGCAATCGCGTAAACCAGTGACAACCACCGGGAGCTGGTTAGTTTTTTTTTCGCTTCCTGGAGGGTGCCGTAACTGTGGCGCTGGACAGTCGTCATGGCTTCCGTAATGGTTGCGTAAGAATGAGACTTCATCAGCTCATCCGGCGTAGGTAAATCTTGCGCCGGCAGGCCGTTTTCATCCACCAGGGCATTCAGCACCAGCGATGCCGCCGCCAGCATCAGTGAGCGGGTATTGCCGGGGCCGTTAAGCTCAGATGCCTTATCCTCAAATTCGGACAGCTCATAAGCGGAAAGGCGGCGAATAAGTGCCGTGAGCCCCTATCTAACCTTGAAGTGAACAATAAAAACCTTAAGTATGCCGAGCGCACACTCGGCGAAATTCACAACAAAATAGAGCGAGAAACATTCATCTACGCAGAGTACTTCCCTCGTTCTGCTCGGCTTAAAATATTCGGAAATGCGGCAACCGGAAAAACGGTGAAAATGTACTTGGATGAATATCTGGCGATCTGTGGCACAAGGAACCTTTCGCCATCCACCATTGCTGGGTATAAGAAATGTAGGAATGCTCTAAGTTCACTTTACATTTTCCCTGCTTCCGAATTAACGCCGGCGGCATTGAAAACATGGATTCAGGATCAAAAAACCACCCTCAAAACGATCCGTAACCGACTTTCCTTTTTACGTTCTTCGCTTGATGAAGCGATTACCGACGGTGTTCTACAATTAAATCCGGTATCTCTTGTATCTGCATCAAGATATAGAAGCAAAGAGAGCGAAATAGAAGGTGATTATGTTGTCGATCCACTTACACCCGCTGAAGTGGATGCTCTTATTACATCAGCTGGCAATAAGCAGTGGGAAAACCTGTTCAGATTTGCGATCCATACAGGAATGCGAAGTTCAGAACTATGTTCACTAAGATGGAAGGATATCGATTTTATCCAGAAGACGGCTCATGTTCATAGTGCTAGCGTTGCTGGTATAACTAAGGGAACTAAAACCAAGGCTGGCACTAGAAAAGTTGAGCTAACTGATGAAGCGATGGTCGCCTTGGCCAGCCAAAAGCCATTCTCGTTCATGAAAGATGCTACTGTGTTTGAAGATCCGAAAACTGGAAAAGCTTGGGCAAATGCAGATGCAATAAGAAAGAAAGCATGGGTGCCTACGCTAAGAAAAGCTGGTATTCGATACCGTAATCCATATCAGACCCGCCATACCTTCGCAACCCGCTTAATAAGTCGTGGAGTTAACTTGTTCTGGCTATCAGCTCAAATGGGGCATAAAGGCCCTGAAATGCTGTTCAGACACTATGGACGATACTTGAAGGATTACGATAACAACACATCAGCAAACACGTTGAAAACAAGTAAAAAATAATAAATAATCTCTGCCTATTTTTGGCAGAGATTTCATTATGACATTAGATCGGTGGATAGCCGTAGTTTCCAGTATTGCTGCAATGATATCAGCATTTCTTGCCGCTTGTGGTATTTATCAAGCTATAATGCAGAGAAGAAGTATGTATAGACCACAAATCATACCTGAAAATTTTTACTTCAAAGGTAAATGCACTTTGAAAAATGCTTTCGAAGCAGATATTCTTCATTCGAATATTTATAACGAGTATAAAGTAAATGTGATTAACCCCGGACTGGGTGCTGCCGTAAACGTCGAGTATAAATGGATTTTCAACCACAAGGAATTCGCTGTGTATCTCCAACAGCGACTGTCAAAATTAAATCCAGTTGACGGCCCTGATGATCCATCAAGATTTTTATTTAATCATCACTTCGAAGAGAGCGATGAAAACTTGATATTTTACTCAAGAAACACCATCCGGTTGATGCCGCATGTAATCAATAAGAAAAGTGAATTTATCCAATGTTTCCTTCCATACAGCGTTGAAAAAAAATCTACTGAGCTTAAACTTCAAACGCTTTCATTAGTATTCTTAATGAATGATATTATGTTGAACCTCAAGGGACATATTGAAATTTATAAGCTGAATGGGCCTAATTTAGAAATAAAATATCAAGATATTGGCGGTAAACATATTGTTGACATTTTCGAAACTGAAGTTGCACTGTTTGACTCAAAAACCTATAAAGATTTAATAGACTATCAGGCGAGCTTTACTTTTAAAAAGATTAGTAATAATAGGACAGAAGCCATACGTCAAAGGATACGTAAAAGCTACGTAGATTTTATGAACGAGCATAAGTACTGTTAAAACAAGAAGTTAATTATATTCGGATGGGGGTTCAAATCCCCCCAGCCCACCAAAATTCTCCATCGGTGATTAACAGAGTCATCCGATGAAGTCCTAAGAGCCCGCACGGCGCAAGCCTTGTGGGCTTTTTTGTACCTGCAATTTGTCCCGTGAAGTCCGAAGACAACTTATTAAATCCAAACCTTTTAGGCCCAATAAGCCCTGTCGTAAAACACCCCAATCTCCAATGCTTCCTTCTCCCCCATCGCGCAAAAAGAAA